CCTTCTCGATCGCTTCTGTCCCGTTAAGCCATGTATCCTTGTCCATCATGTCGGAAATTTCTTCCTTGTCTAATCCTGTCCTGGACGCATACACATCAGCCATGGCAGAATCAAATTTACTAAATGTCTCAGCGGTTTTAATCATCTCGGCGCTGTTCCCGATAACGATAGCCCAGCAGTCGTGTATCATAAGAAAACCAATTTCCGAGATCTGAATAACATCTCCGGCCATGGCGATAATCGAAGCGGCCGAAGCGGCGAGTCCGGGGATTTTTACGGTTACCTTGCCTGAGTATTCCCGTAAAAGGTTATAAATGGCCGCGCCCTCGAAGAAATCACCGCCGGGAGAATTTATCGAAACTGTAACGTCCTTGCCATCCGCAGCTTTTAAAGCATCTGCCATCTTCTTGGCTGTGAAACCTTCCCCGAACCAGTCGGTTCCGATCTGTTCATAAATCGCGATCGTGTTTTCATCATCATTGGCGGCTTTGATGTTCGGCTGCCAGCGGGAATAGATCTCTTTATCGAGGCGAAGGCCTTCGTGCGAGAGATCGAAAGAATTAATTATTGGAAGCTTTTTTCGTTTCATTGTCTTTCCCTCCGTTATCTTTTTTAGCGGGAGGATACAATACATCTCCACCCGGTAATGAGCTCAGTCCTTCTGCCTGACGGCATTCGTTGGCTGTCCGTATTCCTCCGGATACTGCACCGGTATAAGTTTCGTATCTGGTCTTTTCATCGCCGCGCAAAAGAAGATCAAAATCAAATGCCGGGATTATGGTCCGTCTTTCCGCCACGTCCAGCAGCCAGGCTTTTGCGCTGGCTTCAATACGCTCAAGATACGGACGCAATCCTAATTTATAGAAACCTGTGATGATCTGCTCAATTCCGGATCCCCATACAGTCGTCGCCGAGGTATCGTTAATAAGAACTGACGGGACACCGAAAAAGCGGGCGATATCTTCGGTCTGAAAACGGCGCGTTTCTAAAAGTTGTACATCCTTGGGATTCATTGCCGTGGACTCAAATTTCATTCCGGCTTCCAAGACTCTCAAGGCATCGTCTCCACCTTCGGTTAGATCCGCGAATGCTTCCCTGATCTGTTTTCTTTGCTCGGGCTTAAGAATCTTGTCAAGCATCAAAACACCGGCTTGTTTAAATCCATTGTTTGCCATTTTGTTCACTCTGTCTTCCGAACTTATCGCGATACCAATACTGTTTCGCGCGTAATCAAATGGAGAAAATCCTATAACACCGTTACCGAAAAGCTTGTTGTGCCAAATGTTTTCTTGCGCGTACACAGCCAGATTCCTACCATCGTGATACTGATGCGTGACATCTCCACTCATTGATAGCACCGTTCTTACCTGGGGACTCATCAGCGGCATCAAAGAAATAATTTCTTTCTTTGAATTGCGGTCAACACGGTGGTACGCATTTCCGTGAAGGGCCAGTTGGCATACTAAGGTTTCAAAGAACTCAACATTGGTCTGATATCGGTTCGGCTTCGCCGATAAAAGCAAGTAAAGAGGGTGCGAATATATTCTCTTAAGCGCTCCTCCAGCCTGGACTTCATAAAAATTTAAAGGCAGGCCGGCGATGGTCTCCGCCAATAACCGCACGCAGGCAAAAACAGCCGACAACTGCAATGCTGTGTCAGGGGTAACTGACCTTGTTGTTAGCTTTCCGGACCCTGGCTCAACGACCTGGACGCCGGGAACGCGTTGCGATGCTCCAAACCCTAAGAATGTCGATACGTTAGACCAGAAAGCCAATTATTTTTCCTCTTTTTCTATTTAAAAACAAAAAAAGGGACATCCTGTGCGTGTTAAGCACAGAATGTCCCTATAATTAGTTTTCGGAACGGTTACATGTCTAAAACAAAAAGAGCAATCTTACAATTTAATTTTATAATAATAGCCGGCATTGTCAACAGAATATTAAATTATTTTAAAATAATCGGGTCGTTAATAAACTGGTCAATATCCTCCTCTTCCTCCTCGGAAACCATGACACCGATTGCCATAAGGAGAGCTGTCATGTCGTCAATCTTGTCAGCGCTCTTCTTTTTATCCGGGGCCATATTCATATTCTGGTCAACCCTGGCTGTGATGTTGGAAGCGCACCAGGTCAAGACAGGATCACTGGCATGGCGAAAGCGCCCATCATAATATTTTTCTTCAAAATGTTTCATGGGGGGATGATACGATTTCGGGCCCTGGATAAATGGAACCATTTCGATATCGCTCTTTCCAAGTTTGGCGGCAACCTGAGCCGCGTTCCAGGTATCGTATGCGACCTTAATCAATTTAAAATTTTCTGAGGCTTCAATAACTTTTTTGATAATGCAATCGTAGTCCGTAACTTCTCCCGGCGTTTCGATCATATAACCGGACTTGACCCAGCCGGCGTAGGGAACTAAATTTCTTTCTTTGCGAATTTTGACCGTGGTTTCTGGAACCCAGCGCCAGCCATGGGTATAAATAATATCATCTTTAAGCCAGATAAGCCGAAACGAAGTAAGATCGCGCGTGCTGGCGAGATCTAAAGCACCGTAGCATGGATAATCTTTAAGCATGTCCAGGTCAACTTCACCGGCGCACGCCTTCCATTTTTGAAGATCTATCCATCCCTTAGCCACGGAACTCTGCCGGTTGACACGTTTTATAAGAAATTCTGCATGGCGTCCGGGCATGGCGCGGGCGTCTGAGGCGTCTTTTTTAATAGCTACAGACAGCAAGGGGTTAGCTTCAATCAATGGATTAGCCTTAATCCATATCTTTTCGTCAAATTCATTGTCTTCGTCGTCTATGGCATAGACAAGGGCAAGGAAATGGTCAGCCTCAAATAATCCCTCCAGAACTTGTTGGGCGAATTTTCTGATCTCCGGCCAAGGCCCGGGGGTTTCATAACCTTCTGTGGTAGTGAATAGAAACAGCGGATTCTTGCGGGCGCCGGCTGCGGATTGGATGACATTCAGAAGATCGTGGGTCTTGTGGGCGTGAATCTCGTCGAGAATAGCACAGGAAGGGTTTAAACCGTCCTGTGTGGATGCCTTGGCGTTGATGGAGCGCATCACTCCGCCGTTGGCATAGCTCGCTATGGCCCGGGTAAATGGCTCTAAATTGAAGGCGTCGCGGATATCTTTGCTGCGTGTAACCATTCTTTGAGCTACATTAAAGACTATCCGTGCCTGATCTCCGGTCGTCGCCGCTGAAATAACTTGCGGCCCGTTCTCGTTTTCCATTGTCAGGCAATAAAGACCGATGCCTGCGGCCAAAGTCGTCTTCGCGTTTTTTCTCGATACGGCAAAAAGGGCAGAAGTAAACCGGCGGGAGCCGTCACTGTTCCTAAATCCAAACAGGTTAGCCAAAAAGAAAATCTGGAAATCGCAAAGCTCTATGTTCTCTGTGTTCCACTTTCCCTCGACATGCGGAAGATTGGAAATAAACTCACAAGCCCTGTTTACCTCGGACTCGTTGAAGATAAAAGAGTTGTTTTGTTTTTTAGAACGCTCTACGTCGTCGAGAAATCGCTTGCAAGCCAGCTTAATCCACTTGCCGTATTTATTCTTGTTATTTTTTATCGAAGCCGATTTCGCATAATCCTTGGCCTGCTGTACCCAGTTTTTCATCCTTTAACCTCTGAAATGGATTGCTTGGCTGGTTATCTTTTACAACCTGAATGCGTAACCGGGCCGCGGGGGTCATGCCAAGTTGAGCTGCATAGGTAACCATGTCCGATTGACATCGGCGGCTGATAAGAATTATCGGGTTCGTCACAAGCCCACCGGCTGCACCGATGGAAACTAATCCATATTTTTTCCCTTGCTTACTTGCTTTCTGGATCTCTCGCTCCGCATCCTGCCATCGCACGTAACTGCATACGTAAGCGGCTAAAACCGCAGCATCAATTTCCTCGATAACCCTCAATGGTTTTAACAATTCTAAAGTTTTATTCCAAATATTTCTTTCGTCAGTCGTTAAAGAATCCGGCGGCAATGGTGGATTAAACTCGACGACGAAATCTGTTCCGTACTCTTTTTTAAGCGGAAGTTTTCCTGATAAAACTTTTAAAATTTTCTTTTTTGGCATTGGCCCGCGCTTGCCCACTTATTCATCCTTTCTTACCTGTTACCTAAAATCTGGTTTCCCAAAAAAATGGTTGGGCTGTCGGTTTCCGTAAGTCATTGAAAAGACTTTTGTTACAAAGCATTGTAAACCTATATATATATTTAGGTTTACAATAGAAATCTCAACTGCTTTGATCATCTCCCCATCCTTCAGGAGCATCGGGTTCGTAACAAACCCACCAGATGCGCCTATCATTGGATATCCGTCCAGTCCAATCTTAGCTGGCTTGTCTTTAAGTCCTAAGTCCTTACGCGTCTTGATATCATGGCAGTCATCACATGTTCCTTGAAGATTGCTGCGCTCATCAGTTCCACCATCTGTCACCGGCTTAATGTGATCCACCTGTGTTGATGGCTTCCTGCCGCATATCATGCACACCGGTTCTTCTACCAGCACAACATGGCGCAACCTTAACCACCTGCGACCACGCGTTCGCTTGTACTTCATTACTTAGCAAACAGTATCTTAATGAGAATGACTGCCCTGCTCCAGAATGACTGAGTGCTGAGGAACTTAAAGAACTGATTAAGGGACTCCTCACGCATCTCCTTGGTCTTGCTATCCAGTAGCTTTCTAAACTCTCTCCGGGTTCTCTTAACGCTTCTCCCACTCATTGCCCTACCTCCGGTCTTAATCTTCTGCTGGCTTGATTCTCAACGATAACCCGATGATCTTCCGGTGCATCAAATATCCTGCAATATGATTGAGGCAGATATGTTATTGTCCCATGCCATTGCTCCTGCCATACTGACAGCACACGCTGAAGCGACCGTTGCTCGACAAGATTGTGGTCCTGCTGATTTTTGTTCCTTGTCTCCTGCACCCACATATCAACCAGGGCCCTGACACGTTCATTATTTGAAAAGTACATTGAAGCCGTAACAAGCTCATATCCTCCAAAACGCTCAGCTCCCCGGCCTGTTGTGCGGAAATAAAACGCAACATCTGTCTCTATTCTGTCGAAGATGTCCGGATATCGCAGAACGATGGAGTCGGCATCCAACCACACTAATGCCTGACCCTGTGCCTCCTTAAGCATTTCGCCAATGAAGATTGGCTTATGGAGAGAGTTCTTATGCCAGCCTCCGAGGTTAGGAACTCCGCGAACATCATGTGGAATATTAAACTTATCGAGCGATTGGATAAGGGATTGAGCTTCCTTCTCGTATCCTGTTCCGATAGTGTAAAAAGATATGGCTTTGTATTTCATGGCGTAGGCGCATGGATAGATGTTATGTGTTGCTCTATTCTCCGCGCTTCCTTCAAGGCATTTTCTTTCGTGTCTATCATTGGGTGCCTGCCCATTATCTCGCAGAAATATTGAAAAGATTTAGGCTGGGGTAAGTCCTTAACGTGATGGCTGATGTGGTCAATGAATACCTCCCGAATCATTACGACCCTGCTGCCCCCAAAGACATTCTGCCACATCATCCCGGTCCAATGATCTGCGCCCCACAGCCAATTTATCTCGTTCATCATACCGTTATAAAAGTTAACAAAAGCTTTTGAGGTAAGTATCCAGCAGGAAAAGTCAACCTTCTTATGCCAGACAGCTTTCTTGCAGGTATCTAATCCCTCATCACCTTCCCTTGGCAATCCATCTTTTACGATGCCGTATAGAATATCGTCTTTGTGGTGATTAGCGGCCTCTTCCATTTTGCTGATTATTGCCCTGTCCCAGGCATTAGTCATAAAGACAACATCGATATTGATGGCGA